AAAAAGCTGTAATGAAGTCCCCAGGGCTATCCACCAAAAAAACCAATGTTAATAGATACAAAATGATTTATCGCCATTTGCTGTACTTAAAACTTATCCCTGAGCGAGAATCTCCAGCAGAGAAACTTCCAAGGATTCGTAAACCAAAATCAATGCCAAGACCTTTCACACATAACGAGGTTGCTTTGATTATGAAAGAAGCTAAAGAACCTCAAAAGCATTGGTTTATCCTGTCTTGCTTTGCTGGCCTCAGAGCAGCCGAAATAAGCCTTGTAAAGGGCGCAGATTTAGAAGAATTACAGGATGGGTACATGATTCGTATACCTGCTGGAAAAGGTGGCACAGATTTAGCTTTACCAGCGCATCCTGTGGTTGTCGAAATGATTAAGTCGTATAACACTTTGGGTCGTTTGTGGCCAACTATGTTTCCCCATTCTTTATCAGTTGCTGCTTGTAAAGAGCTGAGAAGATTAGGGATAAACAAAAAGTTGCACTCAGGTAGACATTATTTTGCAACTAATGCTTATTCTGTTTCCAATGGTGATTTGTTGGCTGTGTCAAAACTTATGAGACACGCATCACCTGCTACGACAGCGATTTATGCAGAGTTGGCTTCTCCTGTGGCTAAGCAAGTTATTAACTCAATGCAAACTCCAGGTATAGAATAAGACTAAGAACCTGCGCAAATACCCTTGAAAGGTTCTTTATGAATTTGAAAGTTACAAAAGACGTTATTTTAAGAAGCGTTGCTTTATTTTTAGTTACAGCTTTACCAGCAATCGGTGCTGGTTCTTTTATTGGTGTAGAACCAATCAATTCTGCTGTCATTGCAGGTGCTTTAGCAGTCAGCCGTATTGTCACAGATTTGGCAAAAGCATTTCTTGATGACGGTAAATTAACTCAAGAAGAAGTTGATGCAATATTCAAAAAGGCCAATAAGAAAGATGACAACAAATAAATGGGTTTACCAATTGCTAACGGAAAAATTACAACTGCGTATAAGAAAAAAGGCAAGATGTGGTCAAAGGGTTATCACACAGGCGTTGATTTTGCTGTACCTACAGGTACTGACATTATTGCTGTTGCTGATGGAAAAGTTGCTAACGCTAATTGGGGTAAATCCTATGGAAACCAAATTGTACAAAAACTTGAGGGACAAAACGCTTGGGTTATTTATGCACATTTATCAAAATCATTGGTCAAACCTGGAGATGAAATCAAAAAAGGGCAACATATAGGCGAATCAGGTAATACTGGTAACTCTTCAGGACCACATTTGCATTTTGAAATGCGTGACAACATTCGTTGGTCAGCAGGAAAAGATTTAGACCCTAAAGCTGTATTGGAAGTCTAATTGGGTAGGCGCACAAAACTGCGCTTAGTTTTGTTTGCTGTTCTTTTAGCTTCTGTTATGTCACCGAGTTTTGCTGACGAGCAAATAATTGAATTGTCACCTGAAGTTCCTTACGTTGATGTTGTTGTTGAGGCAACTGCACCAACACAAATAACAATTCAAACAACCACAGGGACACCTCAAACTAATCTTGGGTTTATTGATTCTTGGATTGAACTTTGGCAAGATGTAACAAAATTAAGAGCTGATGATGATGGCGCACATTCAGGAACAAATGTGTTAGCTTCTTTTATTTCAGCACCTATTGAAGCAGGAACATATTTTATTCGTGCAACTTCTTTCGCTTGGATGGCAAGCAATTACACTCAAACACCAACAGGAAGTTATCTTTTAACTTGGAATGGTGTTACAACTGTTCAGATAACACCAACACCAACACCAGAACCGACACCAACAGAAACAGAAACCCAAACACCTAGTCCTGAACCAACCATAGAACCAACAGAACAGCCGTCACCAACACCCATTGCCACCGATTCATCTACACCAACGCCAACACAAGAACCACAGCCAGAACCACAGCCAGAAACAAACACAAATAGCCAACAAAACGAACCGATTTTAATTCAGGAAATTCCAAGCCCAACACCAGAGATAATCCTGCCAGAGATAGAAGTGACAACACCAGAAATAGTTGCAGAAATTGTTGAAGAAGAAACAATTGAAACTCCTGTAATTGAACCTGAGTTAAGTGTAGAACAAATTAACGAAATTTACATTGAAGAAAACACTATAGAATTGGCAATACCAACTGCGCTTGCAGAAATACCTGGGGTTGAACAAATCTTTGCAGCAACTGAAGCGATTTTGAATGTTGGTTCTGATATGACTCAAGAACAACGTGAAGAATCACAGTCTGTTGTTGTGGGTGCAATTATTATTACTCAGATAGCTTCAATGGCTAGCATTTCTGTATCACAATCTTCAAGTAGAAAGTTTAAGAAATAATGAATTGGGTTAAAAAATATGTTGTTGCTATGTCAGGTGATGTTTGGACTTATGTGGGTCTTGGTATTGCTTATTTCACTTTGGATGGGTCAGCGAAAATTGTAACTGGTTATTTAATCATTGGTGGTTTGGTAATATGGCTAGTAACTTTGCCTTTAAGGGATTCTGATGACTGAAGCAATTATTATGGGTGGTCAAATCGCAGGTGCTTTATCTGCTATTGGTGGTGTGGTTTTCGTTATTGCTAAATATGCGATTGTTCGACCTATCACAAATTACATTGATGCTAGAACTGTTCAAATTCAAAAAAATACTAATGGTGGTCGAAGTTTGTCAGATGTCGCTTTGGGTATTGCAAGGGTTGAGCGCAAAATAGAGGTAATCTCTAAAAGGGTTGAAATTTTAGAAAACACGCTGAAAGCCCCACAAAGCCTGTAATTGTCTGACCCATCCTATACCTTGTGTTATACAAGGAAAGGTGATTATGGTAAAAATAACTGATGAAAGCATCTGGTCAAAACTTGACCTAAAAGACAAAATCAAATGGTTACAAATCGAGGCAGATATGCAAGAACAAAAGTGCATCTCATGCTATGAATGGGTTTGTATCTGTGGAGAGGACTTCTGATGGCTTGGGATTTGAGTTCCTACGAATTAGTTGAAGACAGAATTAAATCTTTTTGGGCTGACCATTTAGAGGATGGCCGTATTGAAACTGAACTGGTTTCACACAATGAGGGTCATTACATTGTCAAAGCAAAAATTTGGGTTGGTGACAGATGTGTTGCCACAGGTTTAGCAGATGAGAATGTTAAGACTGCTGGGGCTTTTGCAAAGAATTGCCTAGAGCTAGCAGAAACCTCTGCAATCGGAAGAGGCTTAAGCAATTTTGTGTTTAGTAAAAAGGGTGCGCCAAGACCATCAAGAGAAGAGATGCAAAAGGCTTTAGGTGACACAGAACCTGAATTAATCAAACCAACCGTTTTCACTTCAGGACCAGCATCAAGAGCAGGTGCAACAGATAAACAAATAGGTTTTGCAAAGTCAATGTTAAAAGATGTGGCTTCCACATTAGAGTTTGACAAAGACGAGGTCACTAAGTGGGCGTGTGAAAAATATTCAGTTGCAAAAATTGAAGACTTTTCACGAAATCAAATTTCACACTTAATCGCTGATTTGCAAAATTCCAAGGTCGGGAAATCAGAGTTTTATGATTTCGTCAGAGCTAAAAAAGGCCCTGACTACGACCCTTGGGCTACGCCATCCAACTAGTTAAGGAAGCTATTGTTAGAAACTATCCTTGCAATGCTTGCGCCAACTTATGTTGAGCAGAATACAAGAATGGAAATAACAGCAGTTAGGCAGTACGTCAAATCTAAATATGATTTTCAGCAATGGAAATGTATTGATGAACTTTGGCAAAGAGAAAGTTCGTGGCGTACAAGAAACAAGCCCTGGAGAGCCAGAAATCCGTCAAGTGGTGCTTATGGGATACCTCAAGCACTACCTGCCTCAAAAATGGTTTCTCATGGGATTGATTTCTCAACGAATCCTTATACCCAAGTTGATTGGGGAATGGATTACATAACTAAACGCTACAAGACACCTTGTAAGGCGTTACAGTTCCACGACAGAAAGAACTGGTACTAAAAGGTGATTCCTGCGCTCATCTTTCAATATTTTCTTTTAATAATTTTAGGAATCGCTGGTTTAATAATCCTCATTTGTAATTTCAAACGCTATTGTGATTTGACTGAACATGATGAAAGGGATTAATGAAATCAGTTAGAGAATACGGAACTGTTGAGAAAAGGCCTAATGGTCGCTACAGGGTAAGAATTGGTAAAAAGCATGGTGCAACAACTCTTGGAACTTATGATTCAAGAACTGAAGCTGAAGAGGCCTTACAAAGTTTTATTAAAGAACAAAACATTGAGGAAACTAAATACAAGAATATTCCTAGTGATACAGCAGAAAAACCTTGGGCATCTATTGGTTTAGATGGTGGAGAGATTGGGACTGGTGTTTTAACTGAACCTCTTGGTTCTGATTGGACAGCGATTCTTCTATCTTTTGGTTTAGACCCAGATGTTTTTGAGGTCGCTGATGACAAAGTACGAATGTCAAAATGGCAATCCAGTAAAAGACTTGAGAATGGTGACAGGGATTTAATTTGGTTATATTCCTACAGAGCAACCTTTACACGCAAAAAAGGCTCATGGGTAACTAAAGCTGATATTGATGAAATCAGAAAATCAATAAGGAAATTCAAACCAACTAAAACAACAAACAAATCAAAAGAACTACCATCAACATTTGTTATTCTTTGGGCTGACTGGCAGTTGTACAAATCTGCTGCAGGTGGCATTAAAGCCTCAACAGAACGTGTTCTAGCTTCTTTTGATGCAACAGCGAAAAGAATCCAAGACTTACAAAAACTTGGTCGAAACATTGAACAGATTGCGTTTGTGAACATGGGGGATGTTACAGAATCTTGTGATGGTCACTACGCATCTCAATTGTTCAGCGTTCAAGGAACACAACGCCAACAACTTTTAACAGCTTTAGATTTGTGGACTACAGGTGTTGTTTCACTTGCAGACTTTGCGAAGAAAAGAAAATTCATCTCTACGTTGTCAAATCATGGCGAGTGGCAGCGTAGAGGTGGCAAACAAATCACAACAGACTCTGACAATGCTGATGGTTTCTTATCTGATGCGTTACAAAGAATTATGCAAGGTTATGGCCTGATTGATGATTGGCATGTTCCACATGACCAGATGAGTATGCAAGTTAATCTGTCAGGTGTTGAATGTGCGTTCACGCATGGTCACAAAATAACTGGTAAAGAGTTTGAATGGTTGCGTGGTCAAACTTTGCGTTTGCTTCGTGATAACAAAGTTGAACCTACAATTTGGTTCACAGCACATAAGCATCATTTGAAAGTTGATGACTTTGGTGTGTTCACTCGTTTCCAATGCCCATCACTTGATTCAGATTTTTCAACAAATGGTGGTAGTAAATGGTTTACTGATATGTCAGGACAATTTTCTGCACCAGGAACACTTAGTTTGTTAATTGGTCGTCATGACCCTAAGTGTTGGTCAGATATGGCTGTGCTATGACAAGTGAAGAGTTAGCCAAAGCAATTGTTCACATGCTGTCATCAATTGAATCAAGAATTGTTGGCGTAGGAAAAAAACAATATGACCTTGGTAAGAAACAAAAGATTGAAGAAAAATCTGTGGCCAAGGTTCTTGATGAGAGCTTAGAAGAGGTTGATGATTTACTGGTCTATTTGGCTTGGGCTAGGATTAGGATTCAACGCCTTAGAGCTAACTTAAAAGATGTCATCTGAGTCATTCCCTAGTGGCTCAGATGTCCTAAAAGGGGCTGTTAAAAGCCTCTTGTGTCGGGTTGGCCTTGACCCTTTCCTGCTAGCCCGACACACCT